GTGATTAGTAACAATCATTGGTACTTTTGCTTTACCTAGTTTCAATGTCAGAACACGAAATGCCGCTTTAGTTAACTGCGCCCTTGTCATGTCTCTAGTCTCTTTACCATCTGCAGTATCTTCAATTTCTTTTGTTGTTGATAACATACCAAGACTATCAAGTACAAACATCAAAGGTTTACGGTCTGCTTCTGATTGTTCGATGTACTTGTCAAGAATTTTAATGCCTTGTGTGCGAAACTCTTGTACAGTAGTCACAGGCATCATGACGATACGATTTGTATCGATACCGCGTTCTTCAATCATGTCTTTAGTCAATGCACTTTCAGTTTCAAAGTATACGACACCTGCATCAGGATTCGTATCTAAGAAGTACTTGACTAGACCGAGAGCAAAGAAGGTCTTTCCAGTTGCGGATTCTCCAGCGATTGCTGTAATCTTGTTAGCAGGAAGACCGCCATAGATACTACCACTCAGTAGTGCGTTAAAGATGTAAGACCCGGTGTCGATGAAAGTTGAAACGTCTCCTGCTTCTACTCCATCAGCGACAATGCCAGCATACTCGTTCTTACTTTCTTTAACGATATCTTTTAAAAAATCATTCATAATATCTCCTATTGTATTATTGTACTATACACTATTATCTTGTTAATGTCAACTAAAAAAGTCATCAAGCGTGGCAATCTTTTCTAACTGCCATTTAATACTATCTGCAATAAATGTAAGTGGGTCTAAGAATGCCTTTTGAAATTGCATGTCATAATCAATATATCTATGTAAGTCAAACTCTTTAGGGAGAGTTGAAAGAAAAGATATAATATTTTCACCGATAGGATTAGGCATCTTCAAGTGAATAAACTTAATCTTCTCACCATCTTTGATAAGAGGATATCTTTCAGATACTTTCTTATCTTTGACCATCTTGTTATACATCAGAGTACCACGCACATGCATCGGTGTACCCTTAGTGTAGACTTTCATTTCAGATGCATACTTCTGTACACCATTCACAGAGCGAGGGAACGCAATGTCTTCTGGAGGCATCTCTTTAAATTCTTCACGACACTTTTCAATGTACTCAATCAAATCATCATTCGAACCATTCACAACAACTTTGATTGCTTCTTTCAACATCAGACGAACAGGCGCGGGTGTTGAAGATTTGACAACCTCAAGTCCCATAATCTTGAGTTTTGGTTCAGCATATTGAACACCCTCAGAATTATGCACATTCAGAATGTATCTTTTCTTAGCAGTCCAGATGCCTCGGTCAGCGATAACCTCTCGCTTCATAAACATCTTTTGCTGATATGCATTCATATAAGAAGCAAGGTCTTGATAACTCTTATCAATAAACGGTTCCAACTTCTCGGAACCCACTCTATCAAGAAATCTAACAATCTTAGGCGTGAGTTCACGACTTTGATCCTTCGATAGAGGTTCTCCCTCATTAAACACTTTTTGTACCAGTCCACTAAGATTAATGTAAACCGAATCCGTATCGCTTGCAATGACATAGTTCGCTCCATCAGTTTTCAGCAAGTTATTAAAGTACTTATTAATAGCATTCTCAATCCAACGAATAGACAACTGACCAGAAAGTGTGATGCCTTCTGCTTGTCGAATATCGAAATATCTAAAGTACTGATTACCCAAAGCACCATAAGCAGAGTTGAGAGCAATCTTCTTTGCTAACTGAATGTTATGATTTCTTGCAATAACTTTCTGCAACTCAGGTTTCTTTGTAATCTCATATTCTTGTTCTGCTTCAAGCATCTTCTTCTTATAGAATGTTCGACCTTCGTAAATCTCTTCCATCATAGCAGGAAGAAACCCTTGAAAGTCTTTTCTAAAGAATTGACCATTCGCCGCCATGCAATAACCTTCAGTATCGATTTCTTTCTTTGCAAGCAGGTCGTCAACAGAAACATGCACACTCTTCTCAACAATAGTGTCAGGAGAGATATTGTACTGCATAATCAAATGTGGGTATAGAGAGTTCAAGTCAAAAGACATAACCCACTCATGTTGTCCAATCACAGGGTCTTTCACATACGCACCAGCATAACCATCAGACTTCATACCCAATCTCTTAGGTGGAATCACAACACCACGCTTACGCAAGTGATTATAGATGAGCATATCCCAACAGCGAACTTGTGAGAATACATCTTCATAGTTTACGCGAAAGTCATATGCCATCGTCAAGCACAAATCAATAAGACCAAGTTTGTCTTCAAGTTGTGCTACGAGTTCAACGTCACGAATATTATAGTCTACAAACTTCTGCCAGTCTTTTGTGTAGAAGTCTTTGAAGTTTTCAAACTCATCATGATTAAGTTTCTCTGCGCCGAGTTCAGCATTAGCGATAAAGTCAAGTTTGAAACTCTCATAACCAATACCGCGATACTTACGAAACAGGTCAAGATAATCTAGACCAGCAAGACCAAAGATATCATAGTACTGTTGTTCGCGACCTTGAATAGTTACCTTACCACCCTTGACAATCTTCCAAGGTGATAGATATCGAACTTGGTCTTCACCAAGCAATCGCTCTACACGATTTACAATGTATGGGATATCAAAGAACTTTGAATTCCAACCAGTCAGTACATCAGGTTTAACTTCATCCAAATAGCGAATAAAGTCTCGCAACATATTATGTTCGGACTCAAAATATCGATAGTCTACATCATCACGTTTGTTGTTGTATGGGTGAAGACCCCATGTAGTATATTGACCATTGAGACTATTGCGAACAGTGATGAGTAGAATTTGTTCGTTAGCAGTTTCGATGTTTGGGAACCCATACTCAGTAGAGGTCTCAATGTCAAGTGAAAGAATTGAGATTTGACTAGTATCAAAATCAATATCATTCTGTTCATAGAAGTTGTCAGAAATCCATTGATATTGAAATTGAGTTTGACCATATACTTTGAAGTTTGATACTTCTTTGTAACGCTCTAAGAATTCTTTACTCTCTTTGATACCGCCAGGTTGTACTGCGCCGACATATTGACCATCAAGAGTTTTATACTCTGTGGGTTCTTGGGATGCTAGAAACAGTGTGGGTGAGAACTCTTTATGTCGTTCCATGATGCGTTGACCATAGTTGTCAACACCACGAACTAGAATATTATTACCCCATTGCTGGACATTTGTATAGAACTTCAAGAAGTCACCTCACATTTACATTATTATAATACTATACACGATTGCGTATAGTTTGTCAAGTCTTTTATTGTCTTTTACCCCTTTAGGAGTTGAGATGGTGATGGTGGTACTACAAGTCCACTGCCGAATGCTTTGTTGTATCCGTTCAGTAATTCGTTGTTTGGTTCTGCAACATAAACAATTGTATGTTTACCAATTTCTAAATGGTTGTCTGTATATGGACAATAAGGACCCATCTGAACAGACATGTTACCATTTTGTCCTGGCGCCATCATTACAATAGCAGGTTTATCTACATGGATGTGAGTATCATTTTCACTTTTTACTTTAGCAATAATCTCTTCACCGTTAATCATTTTAATCAATTTAATATTAAGCATTATCATCTTCCTGTAATAGTTCTTTTAAGACTGCAATTGCGCCAACAGTACTATTTGCTTCACGCTCTAATTGCGCGATTGCACCTTGATATTGCTTAATTGCTGATTTTTGTTGTTCAAATATTTCTTCTAATTCAGATATTTTAGTTTCGATGATTGATTTGGAAACATTCATCTTTTCAAGTTTATCCGTAACTGGTGTTTTTTCTGCCATCTGGTTCTCCATAATTTAAAAATGAGCAGTTTTATCACATGCTCAGGTGGTGCCCTCCGAAGGATTATTTAATATCAATCTTCTTAGGTAGTTTCCCTTCAGGAATGATACGCTCAAGTTCAACCCTCAACATACCATCTTTGAGTTCTGCTCCGTTGACAACAACTTCATCAGCAAGAGTAAACTTTCTAGTGAAAGAGCGATTAGAAATACCTTTCCAAATCGACAACTTATCTTTAGTGTCCTCTTGTTTTTTTGATTTGATTGTCAGACAACCTTCTGCAAAATCGATTTCAATATCATCTTTACTGTAACCAGCAAGTGCCATTTCGATAGTATATTTATAACCATCTTCAGCATCTTTGACAATATTGTATGGTGGGAACCCTGTGGATTCTGCCTGATGTGTCGCATAGTCCCACAACCTATTGAAGGTGTGGTCGAATCCAACAGCATATGGGGTTAGTAAGTTTTGGTCAAACGATTGTAACGCCGACCTTAGTGTCGTTAAATTAGTCATGTTTTTATCTCCTATTAAGCAAGACTGTTTATAAAAAGAAGACCCTACCATAGGCGTCTTCACATAATATATATATCATCAATCATCATAATATAAAACTATTTAGTCAATATTTCCGCGTTTCCTGCAATTGATACCCTTAAATTTTCACTGTGATAAGGTATCACTTGATGCTGTAACCAACTAGGGAATACTAACATATCTCCCTCTTCTGGTGATATGAAATATAAATTCTCATTATACTCATTATTTTCACCATAAAAGAACTGAATATCACCAGCATGTGGGAAGTCATTTATTTTTGGTTTGTGAGCATAAACAATAAATGATATACCCTTGGCATGTATATGTCTAGGTTGCCATGTATTAGCAAGTTGTCTATTTGCCCATATAGAATATACGGTGATAGATTTTCGTTTATAATCTCTTGCTTCCACAGGTTCATTATATAATGCAACTAAGTAAGATGAGACTATAGAAGTTATTTCTGTTTTAACATCTGCTTGAGAATGAAACCATTTATATAAGTCATAACTCTTAACAACAGAATTTTTAGTATCTTCAACCCAATTAGGATCACCTAATACAGGAAATGTAGGTAATAATTTTCCATTATAATCCAAACTTGCAAATTTATCTTGAAAACTTTTAAGTGTTTCATTCGAAACTTTTGTTTTTAATATTGCAGGTCCGAAAGGTTTTATAATATCAATATCACTATTAGCAAAACTTATTTGCGTTTCAAGTGATGCCATAAAGTCATTCATTTAAACTGTCTCTTGTTTTTTCTTCCCAATATTGTATTTTGTTTCTAGAACCCACTCGTTCTTCTCTTTGAACGCAATTACTTTAATCTGCGATAAGGGTGCTTGAACATCAATCTTTGCTTCATTGATTACAGATACAAGTCCCCAATCACTTAGTAATTTTACAATTGTGTTTCTACGACTTTGGTCTTCATCTGAAAAGTTTGTTTGCTTGCCATCTAGTCCAAAAAGTTCTTTGAAATGTACAATGAAGTATCTACCTTGCTTATGTAAGATATGACAAGACTGATATAACTTTTTATCTTTCTTAGACGCAATCCCAATTCTAGAAAGCGTTTCTCTAATTTTTAGAAAATCATCAGGTTGAGAAAGTTTAACCTCAACCATATTTTCAACTGTCCACTCATTCATTTTGCTCCACCTTTATTTAATCTTTTTCTTATAAGTTCAATTTGTTTTTCAGAAAGGATAGATAGAGCAGAAATTGCTTTTGGGTATGAGTAGTTGAAGTATGCTTTTATACATTCTATATCGTCACTCTTCTCAAACTTCTGCCATTTATCAAATCGCTTTCGCTTACTTATACTATTTAGTAAATAATCAAATTGTAACTTTTTAGCAAGGTGTGGGCGTTGGTTCATCTCATTCGCTTGCAGTACGGTATCAATACCCATACTCAAACCTCTATTGACAATAAAAGCATTGTAACTTTTTTCTGTCAAATCATCAACAATCAAATTCTCTTTAGTGTAATTGATTGCTTTAATATATTCAAAAGGATTATCGGTCATCACGTTTTACATTCCAAAAAAATACTTGATTAAGTCTCCAGTTTTTTGTATACACTTCATGATTACTTATATAACCACCATGCATATACCATCCAGGATATACAACAAGTCTATTATACTTAGCATCAACAATATCATACTTGATGCCAAGTGCGTTTAAATCTACACGAATATCATTCTCTTCTTTATATCCTAGAGTGGTTTCAATTTGCAATTTACCATCTACATGATAGAATGCAGTTCCACCTTCAGAATGCTTATCTAGATATACGATACCCGCAACTTTAGTGTCACTATCTGTGTGAGGAAATTGTTGAAAGTTTTGTGTGGGAGTTTCAATCCATTTGAATAAATTAAATCTACCAGGTTCTGGACTTCTTACAACTTTACACATGTCGAATGATGCATCAATCGCGTCCCATATAATCCTTTGATTATTATTTTGTGAAGTATCGTTACTATAATTATCTTCTATAGTCAAACGACAATCATAATATTTTTCAAAGTTAAAAGATGGTAAGTTTTTATCCAAGTAATTCTTTTTGAATGCAGGTACATGAGCATCAATTAACATATCATGAATAGCATCTGGATTTTTATAGAAGTTATCACAGATAAAAATAGGACCTATACCATCAATATTATATATTTCAACTTCAATATTACTTGAGACTGAAAACATCTCCATAGGAATATAAGGAACAGGCATTACTTAAACTCACAATCGACCATGACTTCAGTGAAGAATGCTACCATGTTTACTTCTGGATCAGCAACATGAACATGTTTATACTGATAATCAGCAATCTTCAATACACAAGCAGGAACAGATTGTGGTTGTAAAGTTTCAGTCATAGTGTCGTAGACTTTACGAAAGATGTCTGCGGCGTCACTTGTATTAACAGTTTCAGCAACCCACTTACGCATCTTCTGAAAGTCTTTGTCTTTACAGAACTGAATAACTGCCTTGATTTCAACATCACCACTATTGCTTGCGCTTTCAGCATCGATAGTACCACCGATAGAAAGTTTCTGCAACTCGTTAAGAGTTCTGCGATAATCAGGAAAGAACTTCATTAGAAGACCAGCAACCGTACCTTCATCGTATGAGACATTCTCTTGTGCTAAGATATCTTGCACACGCTTGTTGAAGCGCATAGCAATCGCAGGACGCTCTTGCTTGGGAATGTTAAACTCAATAACAGAACAGCGAGAATGTAGTGCGGGAATAATCTTATTCTTGTAATTACAAGTAAAGATAAATCTACAATTCTTACTGAACTCTTCGATGAAGTTACGGAGTGCTGGTTGGGTAACGGCAGTTAGATAGTCTGCTTCATCATAGATGACGACCTTGCCTTTACCTCCAAATGATACAGTTGAAGCAAAATTTACAATCTTAGTTCGTAGAGTATCAATATCTCCTTCGGAAGACCCGTTGAGAATAATCCAATCGTACCCCATTTGCTGGCATAGTGCTTTTGCTACAGTAGTCTTACCTACGCCAGCAGTTCCACACAACAACAAGTTTGGTATTTCACCTTGTGTAACAAAGTCAAGAAAAGTCTTCTCTAAATGTTTAGGTAAAATAGCATCTTCTACAGTCTGTGGACGATACTTTTCGACCCACAGAAATTCATCACTTTTAATATCCATTATATAATCCTCGTTGTTAAATTAACCTTCGTATGTGCTATCAGTCTCCAATGCAACCCAATATTGTAGGTTCTTATTAGCATTGACCCAATGTGAGATATTTTTGCTTGAAACAGTCAAGTCATACTCACCAGGAATCATACGCAGGTTATCACGCTTGAAGTAGAAGTTGAACTTAGTTCCATTACCTTCTGCAACTTCAACATCAAAACGATTTGATGTTTGGTTCTTCTTATCAGTTGCGACAAGATTAATTGTATCACCATCAGAGACAAGTCCAACGTCAGGAAGTTGCATAATGTTTGATGCTTTGAGCAAGTCGGTGTAGTTCGATTGTGTGATGCGAACCTTCACTTCTGCACTAGGCATAGTGATAGTTTTACTTGGAGATACAACCAGACTAGCATCAGCATACCAGAACTTAGAACTCGACTTACCTTGTGACACTGTTAAGTAATCATCGCCAAGAGAAATCTCTGGTGCTTCATATAGTGATAACACACTCAATAAAGAGTTCAAGTCATAGATAGCAAACTCTTTTTCAAAAGTTTCTTCTACTGTTGCTTCTGCTAGAACATTTTTCATTACTGAAATAGTTTGCAGTTTCGTACCTGGTTTAATAAGTAGGTTCTCATTAATCTCAGAGAAGTTTTTCAAAACTTCAAAAGTTTGTTTACTAATTTTCATTACAAATCCTCATCATGTATATACAGTTGTATTAGTGCGTAGTGTAGAACCTTCAACAGGTCTTTGCGGGCATCACTAGCAGTACCCTTTTTGCCGTATCGTTGTGCATACTTTAGTACGTTACCGATACAGAAACCAGTGCCGTGTCCACCATCAATGATGAACTCGGTTGCTTGAAACTTGTCTTTTGAATAGTGACCATTCTCATAGGTGCTATCAATGTATGCTTGAAACTCTTCAATAAGTTTCTTCTCATTAAATTTATAATCGATTGTCTTCATATTCTCACTTTTCTCATGGTAAAAGTGGGTGGGGTTGCCCCCACCCATTAGGTGACTATAATGATGAGTTATGCGCCACGCATCGCAGTTACACCAGCGGCGATGACTGCCTTTGATGGTGTACCAACACGATATGATACAGTACGCTTACCTGTTACAGGGTTCGCATAAATCATATTACCTTCAGCGCGAAGTTCACTGATACGGCGAGACACGTTGACTGTATCAGTCCGTGCTTTCCGTGCAAGTTGCTTGCGGGTGAAGGACTCACCAGTTGAAAGGGCATTCATAATTTTTGTCTTTACAGACGTTTTTACTTTTGACATATTATATTCACTCCATTAAGTTATGTTAAATGTCGAGGTGCCGACATGACACCTCTATCAATTGTTTTAAGTATACGCTTAAAACGGGGTTTTGTCAACAACTTCTTCGGTGCCGACTACACTTTCACCAGTACCAAAATCAGTACCGATGGCATCTGCATCAACCTTTGAGTAAAGGTCGAGGAAGGCAGATTTGGTTTCATCGTCAAAACGATTAATACACATCTGGATCGCTTTTGTGCGATTGTTGAAGATTGTGTATGCTTTGACGATGTGGACAAGGCGGCGAGTTGCAATCAACTCATCGATGCCTCCATCCATGAATGTCTTACGAATGATATCTGCCCACTTGGTCAGTTTATCAGCAAAGTCCATATCTTTTGAACCGGCAGAAGTCAACTCCTTTTCAAGGATTTTCTTTTCGGTTGCAATCGATGGATACTCTTGCTCAATCGTAATTGGGAAACGCTCAAGGAACGCTTCGTTTAGAATGTTAGTGCCAATGAAGCGTCCGTCTTCACTGCCTTTACCTTTAGTATTGGCAGTAGCGACAATCTGAAATCCTGGAGCAGGTTCAACGAACTGATTAATCTTTTTAAGCAGAACACCTTTACCTTCGAGGATTGGTTGAATGCACATGATTTTGTTAGACGCAAGGTCAACTTCATCAAGGAGCAATACAGCACCGCGCTTCATTGCTTGGACAACAGGACCATCGAACCAGATAGTCTCACCATCTTTAAGACGGTAACCACCTAGCAGGTCATCTTCATCGGTCTCAATAGTAATGTTGACGCGGAAGAACTCGCGGCGCAAGGCGGCGCAAACTTGTTCAACCATCATAGTCTTACCATTACCAGATAGACCAGTGATAAAGATTGGATAGAACATCGCGGATTTGATAATGTTCTTTACATCACTGAATTGTCCAAATGGGACATAATTTGGATATGCCGTTGGAATAATATTATTAATTGTAGTATCGGCAATAGAAATTTTCTTAACAGGTTCAGTCACAAGGGTCTCCACAACAGCATTAGTTCGAACCGTTGCTACCGGAGCAACTTGAGTACTAACAGGATTTGATACTAATGAATATAACCCGTTGCCGAGTTTGAACTCATCTGATTTTACAATCCAAGAAGGAGCATATTTCATACCCAACTTGTTTGCAACTTCAACCAACTCGGACCGAGTGAAATCAGTCTTGGTTGGAAACATCTCCGCGGCGGTGCCGAGGAATTCTTCACGCTTATTCATCATATTTAGTCACCTCATTCATCATCATTATGTATACATTATCGCATATTTTTTAGAAGAAGTCAAGCATTATCCACACGATTTATGGTAATAATGTGAAATATTTTTCTAATTATGCGGCAATCTTGTCAATAAATTTGCTCAAAATCACACGGTTCTGAAGTTTTCCTTTGGTCAGTTTCTTGAATGCTGTGGTCAACTGCGCTTTAGTAGCATCACTATCAACTGTCAATTCTTCTGGACCAACCTCTAGGTGCTTACCACCTTTCAGAATATAGAACTCATCCAGACCACTATTATGAGCAACTACAGATTTTTCTTTCGTAAACACTTTACGAAACTCATCGTATCCACCAAAGAATGCAGTAGTTGTTTCTAACTGGGAATTAGTCGCCACAAAGTTTTCATATGCATATTTTGTATCACTGCCGCTGGCGATAAAGAAACCAACTGTAGTGCAACCAGTAACGGAGCGCAAAGAACCGAATAGTGCTTTAGTAATACTCATTCTACGGCGATACCCAAGGTTCGAAACTCTAGAAATTTCAGTTTCTTTTCTGGCAGTCTTATCGCGAATTCTCAAACTGCCAGCATAAAGATTATCATGAACCGAATAATCAGGACGCTCTATATCACTATAAGCACCACTAATGGTGTGTGATGAACCATCAGTCAAAAATACTGCATTGCAAATTTCGATACGGTTCTTTGACTTGAATTTACTAACTAGTTTGTGAGCAACAACCAATGCGGAATCAAGAGGTGTACCACCAAGATAATAGTTGCGAGGAAGTCCCCACCAACGAAAGTCACCAGAGGTTCTACGCTCAAACATTGATGACATTGCCAAACAGCATTCTAATGAATTCTGAAATGCGACATTATTCATCTTGTCACCAAAAAGTTCTAGGAGTGTTACACCACTACAATCAATTTCATTATAGTTTGTTGATTGTGAATTCTTTGGTAGACCTTCTGCCCTTCTAACAGACTTTTCATATTCACTAGTGAATGCATATGCTGAAAAAGGTATGTTTGCTTTTTTACAGAATAGCGCAAGACAAAGCAATTGCTCCATAGTGCCTTTCATATTTTCTGCCATAGAACCAGACCAATCAAGGAAGAATACGATACCGTGGTTCTTACCGTTAGGAATGCTCATAACTTTTTTGAAAATATCTTCATTGTACTTGTAAGAATATAATTTTTCAGTGTTAAGAACACCAGTCTTATTCTCACTTGAACGAACATATTGCATCGCCGCTTTTTTCATTTCGAATTCTTTGTGAAGGTAGTTGATTACCTTCTGGTTCTTTGTTTTAAATTCTTTAGCGGTCAGCGTCAATGCTTTACGGCGCGCGAAAGAAGAAAAGTCACCATTACCACCAAACCAATGTTCATGTAACTCCTTAACAACATTATCGTGACTGATAATAAAATTCTCAAGTTTTATATCTTTTGGAATGTCAATATAACCAATCTGCCGCTCAGGATCAGTAATGATATTCTCGCGCATACTTTTACGCGATGCAATATCTGTTAACGCACCAGGACCAGATTGCTCTTCTGGTTGTTGAGAATCCATAGGAGTTTCAACATCATCATCTATACTAGGACCTTTTGCTTCAGGCAATTGGTCACCTTCACCTTCTGATGCATCGGATTCGGAATCATCAGTATCACTTAACTGCTCTTTACCTGATAGAACACTATCACCAGACTGAGCATTATCTGACTGTTTACCTTCGCCAGTATCTTTATCTTCCTGATCCTTCTCATTTTGATTTTCAGTAGCACCAGTACTTAGATAATCATCCATTGACATATCGTTATCATTAGATTTTTCTTCTAACTCGTCTTTACAGTACTCCCAAATTTCTTCGGTTAACTGTAGAACCTCATCAAAGGTTTCTGTTTTTTTCGCTCTGGCATTGAATTGCAATTCTTGTTCGTTGAATTGAATATCAATTTGAGTGCCTAGTTTTGCTTTGATGTTAAGACGGTCAATGTATAGCATTTTATCAACATCACGCTCGGCGATATTGAAGAAATCTGCGGCGTTCAGTTTTGAATATGCAGAATAGAAGCACTTTCGTAAACCAGGATAACGGTCTTGAATTTTTCTTTCGATACGAACATCTTCTACAACATTAACGAAAGAATGAAAATTCTTAGGTTTATCTTCTAGAGTTGCTAGACCATCCATTGGCGTAAAGAGAGCATGAGAAACCTCATGACCAACAAAGAGGTCAATAACATCTTGGTCAGTATGCGAGTAATTAGGAAGTAAGAGTATACGGTTTTTTACATCGAAACTAGCAGTCTCGACATTTGCGAATTCAACTTGCAAGTTTTCCATTGCAAGCAATTTTGCAAGGTTTGACTTGACCTCTTTTACTTTGTATTCGCTAAAACTCATTACGTCACCTCTTTTCTCATCATTATGTATACATTATCGCATAATTTTGAACTAATGTCAAGCGATAATTGCACTAATTACGGCAAGAATGAAAAATAATCCGAAAAACACTCCAACTGTTGCAAAAATGCAACACATTGTCCAGTAAATAATTCTGAAAGGGAGTGTTAGTCCAAACCATAGTGCTTCAATAATCATCATCATAGGTAAACTATACCACAGAATTATTTATATGTCAAGCACTATTTTTAAAGATTGATGAAAATATTTTATAATTTGGGTTATGTGCATTCGATGCAAAATGAGCATATCTGGGAGATAGTAC